CCTTTACAAAATAATATTAAAAATAAAGAAAATATAATAAATACTCATAATAGAAAAATTATTATGAAAGAAACTTTGATAAATAAAAATAATCTATCAAGGTATATAAGTAATCTTAAAAAAACAAAAGCTCTTGTTACTGATAATAATGTTGATTGGAGAGTAAATGATAGTGTTATGAAACCTTTATTTTATAATGATAAATCTGTAAGTTTAATTTTTACATTTGAAATAGATGAATGATAAATATTACACCCCTTTAATAGAAGAATTTCATGTAGGATTTGAATTTGAATTTTCTGATTATATTTCTTCTCCAGAAGAATCTTCAGAATGGTATAAAGGTAATTTTGGTAGCAATACTGCTCATATATTTGATCAAGAGTCTTGGGAATTTCATTTAAAAGATCAAATTAATAAAGGGCATGTTAGAGTTAAATATTTAGATAAAGAAGATATTGAGAGTCTAGGGTTTGAGCAGTTTGAATATAATGGTTATAGAATAAAAAAGTCTAAGAATTTTTTGAATAATCATTCTGAGTTATTGGATTATAATGAATATATAGAATTATACATAAATGATAATAATAAGTTAGAAATTATATGGCAACCAAAGTACTTATTTAATGGTGAAATTAAAAATAAAAGTGAGTTAAAGAAACTATTAAAAATGTTATATATAAATGAATAAAGATAAATTAAATGTTGGTGATATATGTCTATATCACGGAAAAAGTTTTGTAGCGAAGTCTATACAATATTTTATGAAGGTTTATGCTAAAAAACTAGGTCTTCCTAAAAGAGATAAATTGTACAACCATGCTTTTGCTATAGTTGAAATGTGGGGTAAAAAATATGTAGTTGAAGCATTAGCCGATGGCATGAATATTCAACTATTAGAAAAAGTTTATCCAGACAAAAAATGGAAAGATATAATAGTTCTTACTCCTAGAAAACCTTATTCTAAGAAAGAAAAAGAGCAATTTAACAAAGAAGCTTTAAAGGTAGTTATGGTTCCTACAAGATACGGGTATTCAGATATATTATTTCATAGTAGAGCTATTTTAAGCAAAAAAGGATATGATGTATGGAAGAGTAAAGGAGAAAAAGATGACGATAGAATGCATTGTACTGAAGCTGTTGCAACTTTAGCAGATAAAGTAAGATACGATACGTTTGAAAGACCTTGGTCAACTAATCCTTTAGATTTAGAGTTAAGTAGTAAGTATAGAATTAAAAAAGTCGATTAGTGTTTATATTTAGTAGATATAATAAGAAACATTATAAAATTATAAAGGAAATAGCTGAAGAAACAGGTATAGATATAAGGGTGGTTAATTTAATAGCTAGTCACCCTTCTATATATACTTCTAGGATAATGAGTGATAAGGAAAATTATAGACCTATTAGATGGAGATATTTAGGAGTCTGGTCGATAATGAAAGGAAAAGAAAAAGAATAGTTATATCTTTTTACAACTTAATTTGCAACTTATTTTAATTAATAAACGTTCATTACAATGATTATATTTAAAAGACATACTGAAGAAGAATACGTATTTCATAGTAAGGAAGCTGCTGAAAATTGTGGTAACTATGATTATAAATGGGAAAAGACTAATAAAATATTAGGTATTTTTAGAATTAAATGGTCGTATAATAGAAAAGCAATTAATAATTCTAATAAAAATAATAAAAATATAGGTTTTTAAACAATGGCTAAATTGTTTGATATAATACAATCAAAGATAGTAATAAATCCAAATATATTAGCTGTTCCACAAATTTCTAAAATTTGGAATAGAGATAAATCTATTGAAAAAGAAAAAGCTTATAAAGAAATATCATATATAGTTTTTTTATGTGATTATAATTCGCCTTATAAAGATTTATCTGAAGAGGTTAAAGAAAAAACTATTATAAAAGATATTTTTAATAATGAAGAGTGGAAGCCAGATAATGTTATAAAAGAGGCCATGAGTAAATATGAGCAGTTACAAGAAACTCGTCATTTAAGAATGTTACGTTCTTATGAGCATATTGAAGATGAAATAACTTCTTACAATAATAAAGTTAAACTTGATGCTGTTGATGATTTTGGAAAGCCTCTTTATAATATAAAAGATATAGTACAAAGTACAGAAAAAATAGGTAATATTATCAAATCAATTTCAATATTAAATAAACAAGTCAAAAGTGAAATAGAAGAAAGAAGTGCAAGAGGACAATCAGAAATAGGATTATATGAAATTCCCAAGAAATGATTACAAGTATAAAATATAGTGAATTAATAAATATAGCTCAGTTTTTAGGTATAAGTATTGAAGATTATTTGGAAGAATTACGAAAAGATTATCCAGAAATAGAAATAATAGATGATAAAAATAGTCAATGAATGGTTATTATAAAATAAAAACAAAAAAGGTAGAAAATAGTAACAAATTTAGACCAGCTGCTATTCATTTTGAAAAATACGGATATTATACTGCTACTGCAAAAGGTACAACTGCTTATATTGAATATTGGGATAGAGAATTTACAAGATGCTTAGAAGGTTATGTTTCTGACGATGGTGAAAAAATAACTGGTTATCATTATTATTATCTTAATTATTTTCCTATTGTAAAAATTGTAATTGATCCTATTACAAACAAAGCTATTAAAAAAAGAGGTTTTCCTGATTTTTATGATTATGATTATATTTTTTTTAATATAGTTGAAGAAGCTGAAAAGATAGGAAAACATTTAGCAGTTTTAAAAGCGAGACGTAAAGGATATTCATATAAGATTGCTTCTATGATGTGTAGAAATTATTTTCTTATACCAGAATCGAAATCATACGCTTATGCTGCAGAGAATGAGTTTTTAGTAAAAGATGGTATACTTACTAAAGCTTGGGATGGAATGGATTTTGTTGATGAGAATACCGCATGGTATAAGAAAAGACAAAAAATAGATACAAAAATGCATAAAAGAGCTTCTTTTGTGATTGATGCTGAAGGAGTTAAAACAGAATTAGGATATAAATCAGAAATAATAGGAGTTACTTTAAAAAACGATGTTCATAAAGTTCGAGGAAAAAGTGGGAAATTAATTGTATTTGAAGAAGCGGGTAAATTGCCCAATTTAAAATCTGCTTGGATTACTGCAAGACCTTCTGTTGAACAAGGAGAATCAGTCCATGGGTTGATGATTGCATTTGGGACTGGAGGTACAGAAGACGCTGATTATGAAGGATTGAAAGACTTATTTTATGAACCTGAAGTATATGGGGTTTTACCTATAGAAAATATTTGGGATGAGGGGGCAAATAAACCTTGTGGATTTTTTGTTCCTACTTATATGAATATTTCTAAAACATATATGGATGATGATGGTAATACTTTGTTTGATAAGTCAGTTAAATATTCTTTAAATGAAAGAGAAAAGGTAATAAAAAATGCTACAGATAGATCAGTTGTTGATAAGTTCATATGTGAATATCCATTTAATCCTCAAGAAGCTACTCTTCAAGTAAGTGGAAATATATTTCCAAAAGCAGATTTAACTAAGCATTTGGCTTATATAAGAACAAATTCAAAAATTAAAGATTTTAAACAAGTTGGTAGACTATTATATGACAAAGATGGTTTGATAAAGTGGGAGCAAATGGTTGTACCTTGTGATCTTACTTCATATAGAATCGGAAAAGGTTGTGATTCTAAAGGAGCGGTAGTTATATGGGAACATCCAGATGAAGATTCACCGTATGGAACTTATATAGCTGGGTGCGATCCTTATGATCATGACAAGTCCGGCACTAATTCCCTAGGATCTGTTTTTATTTACAAACGTTTTCAAAATTTTGAAAAATTTTATGATACTATTGTTGCTGAATATACTGGTAGACCAGAAACTGCAAACGAATTTTATGAGAATGTATTAAAACTTCTTAAATATTATAATGCCACTTTATTGTATGAAAATCAAAATCCGGGTTTATCTGTTTATTTTAGAAATAAACATGTAGAGTATTTATTAGCGGATCAACCTAATATAATTTCTAAGATAATAAAAGACAGTAAAGTACAGCGAGTTAAGGGAACTCACATGACTACTGGTATAAAAGATTGGGCTGAAGGAAGATTTAAAGATTGGTTGATAGAAGAGTATGCTTCAGGAAAGATGAATTTGACTAAGATATTGTCAGAACCGCTACTTGAAGAATTAATTGCTTATAATGATAAGGGTAATTTTGACAGAGTGATGGCAATGTTTTGTATTATGATTTATAAAGAAGAACTACATGATATTATTGTTAAGAAAAAAGAAGAAGAAACATATTATAAAAACAGATTGTTTCCAGATGGAATATATAAATATAATTCATATTATTATTTAAATTAAAATGGCTAGTAATAAAAATACTAATTTTCCAGTTCAAAAACTTCCTTTATCTAAAAAAGATAAAGAGTGGAAAGAAGCTTGTGTTGATTCATTAATTGCAAGAGAAGCTGGATTTTCAGTTAGACACTCTAAAATGAAAATTTCATATGATTTGATGAACAGTGTGTTTGACGAGAAGGACCTTAAATATGTAGTTAATCCTTATAAAGTTGAAGATGGTTTCCCAGCAACTATTCAAAATATTAATATAATAAGACCTAAAATAGAATTACTAATAGGTGAAGAAAGTAAAAGACCAAGTAATTTATTAGTATTTCAAGTAGGCGAATCTGCTGTTTTAGATTTACAAGAAGAGCAGAAAAAATTAATGTACGATGCTTTGGAAAATCATATAATGTTAGGGGCTGAAAATAAATCAGAAGAGGAGATGCAGAAACTTAACGAAAGATTATCTGAAATTCAAGACTATGTTAAAAGTAAATATTATAATTCCTCAGAACGTACAGCTTATGATTCGTTAAGATATTTGAAAGAACATTTGAATTTATCTGATGAGTTTCTAAAAGGATGGGAAGATGGATTAACCTCTGGTGAAGAAATTTATTATGGAGGAGTTGTTAATGGAGAACCTATCGGAGAAAGAGTTAATCCTATTACTCTTAGCTATGATAGAGATCCTGATCTTAAAAATATTGAAGACGGTGAGTGGGCAGTACGAAGAATGCAAATGACACCTTCAGCAGTTTATGATAGGTTTTATGATATAATGGAAGAAAAGGATTTAGATAAATTACTTCAAGAAGTAAATGCTCAACAAGGCTCTTCTATTCCTACTGGAATGGGAGATGCTATAAATACAAATTATATAGTTTATAAAGACTTAAATTCTTTTTTTGTAGGTAATGAAGAAGAATTTAGTGGAGGATTAATGTTACCGGTTTGGCACGCAGTCTGGAAATCTTTTAAAAAAGTCGGATTTCTTACTACTATAGATGAGAATGGAGAAGTTATTTCTACAATTGTAGATGAAACTTATAAAAAAGATGAAAATGAACAAATAGAATGGGATTGGATTATTGAAGTATGGGAAGGATATAGGATTGGTGATAGTTTATATTTAGGTATAAAACCTTTAGAATATCAATATACTTCAATAGATAATCCTAATTCTAAAAAACTTCCCTATATCGGAATAGTTTATAATAATAATAATAGCCCAGGAAAGTCATTGGTAGAAATAATGAAACCTTTACAATACATGTATTTGATTGT